CATCATGCGACCATCTAACAGGTCAATAATGGCTTCTTTGCCGCTGTTTTGAATCATTTCCAAGCCGCTGATCGACACTGCCGATGCGTACTGTGTAATCGAAAACTGAGCCGCAGAAATTGGGCTGTTTTGCGAAACGTTTAACACTTCGTAGCCTGAATAGCTATTGGTGTTGTTGGTTGTGCTGTCGTTATACATGATCTCTTGCAAAATCACGTTACCGCCGCTAAATGTCTTTACGTTGCCACGTTCTTTCAGGCGGCGCAGTAAAGCGTTATTGTTTGTTACGTTGTCAGCAAGTTCACCAGAGCGAGATTGAATGTTAGTCGCAATGATGTCGCTGATCGAGCTATTGGCAAATGCCATAATAATCTCCGATTAGGTTATCAAAAACGCTCATTAAGATTGTCAAATTGCTCTAACAATAATGAACGCCTATCTTGCGCTTTGGTACTCGTTGCCGCCCCTGGTGTGGAACTTTTAACGCTGACCGCTGCCGCCCGAGCCGCTTTCGCTGCCCTATTCGACTGTTCTCGTTTCGCCGCATCTGCTTGACCCTGTGAGGCTTGCTGATGCTTAGTAAACAAGTCATTATCTAGGCGTATTGCTTTTTGATACGCATCATCCAAGTCTTTCGCCACGCCGCTGTTAAGCAACTGGATCATCGTTGGACGAGCTTCTTCAAAATACTCTGCTTTTGCTTGAAACTGGTTAATTTCACTCAAAAGCACTTCATTCTGTGCATTTTCTTGCTGTTGCTTCCAATTTAACACTTCCCCACGAACCTGTGCAAGCTCATTTTGTATAGCGTAAAAATTGGGATCAGTTGGTTGGATTTGCACATCACCCATGTTGATACCGTACTGTTGGGCTAACTGTGCAAAATAGGCTTGCTTCTGTTGTGGCGAACCGTGACGCAAGACGTTATCCGCTTCCATCAACGCTTTCACGGCTTGCGGTGCTTCAATGCCAAGCCCACGAATATTATTCATGTACGGTTCAATGGCTTGCTGCATTTGGTCAGCGTATTGAGCTTTTGAGAGCAAAGGCTGAACCCCTGCTTTCATTTCTTCTTCACGTTGCCATGCGTATTCTTTGAGCTTAGGGTCGGCAGTCGTCCACGCTTCGTGGTAATCCTTCTTCCACGATGCCGGTGGTCGCTCCCAAACCGGCGGTTCTACTGGTTCTAAATTGGGTTCTGCCTGCGTTCTAACTTGTTCGACTGGTGCTTCGTTCTGAACTTCGTCGAACTGCTGTGACAGTAATTCTCGACGGTCTAATTCAGGATTTTCCAATTGCATACCCCTTTAGGTAAATTTACGACGTAGTTGTGTGAGAACTTGATTAGCTTGCTTATGCGTCATGTTTGCCAGCTGTTGGCGCATAACTTCCCTGCGTGTGTCTTTGGGCGGAGGTAACTTGGTTTCCATCTTTTCGTTACCCACCTCAATGCACCCATGCTGCCTTAAATGGTCACGATGCACCGAACGGCTCGTAATCATTGACCCGTCAATCATGGATTTATAAGGTTGAATGTCAGGCATTACCATTGGCCCGAAGCTGTCGTAGTGTTCTTTTGAACCTTTTTCAACCAGTTCGCCATTTACATATATGTATGTTTTCTTCATATCAGAGCTAAAACGTCCTCATCATCCATTTCTATGTGTTCGTTATATATCCGGTTTACTCGATCTAAATCTGCCAACATCGCATCATAATTGATCGCCGCCGGTGCTACATTTGTAGCTTCAATCACAAACGGTTCTGCAATTTCTTCTGCAATCTTAGGTTTACCCTCAACTATTTGCTCAAATAACGCTAATACCTCGTCCCGTCTTGCTTTTGCCTTTGCTGCTTCTTCCCTGCGGTGCGCTTCTTCTGCTTTGTTGCGTTTACCGCCATCGTGCGTGTCAATGTCTAACAGGACGGGTACGTAGTCCCATGTAGCATCACCCCACGTTCCGGTGTCCCAATAACCGTTCATGCAAGCTCAACTCCTGCGGCTCTCCCGTCTGCGCCACGGATAATCTTCTTAGGCGCTGCAATAACGGTCATTACGCCATTGATTTTATCCATTGCGGTATTGTGCATATTGTTCATATTTTCGTGCATCTGAACCATCCGGTGCATCGCTTGCGTAACGTTATCACCCAATTCTGCCGCAATCTTGGTGCTTGCCGCCTCTTGAGCTTCTATTAACGGCAAGTCTAAGCCTGGGTTTGCGCCAATCCTAGCCACCATAATCTTAGTGGCAGACTCTAGCTCTGTTTTCCACTTTTCCAACTGTTCGGCAGCTTGCAACTTGGATTGTTCCATCGCCTGCATATATTGTTGTTTTTGCGCCTCAAGTTGGGCATCTGCTTGCAGTTTCATTTGGTGCATCTGAACGTCTGCTTGCGCTTTGGCTTGAGCAACTTGAATGTCGGCTTGCGCTCTAAGTTGTTCAGCTTGCGCCATAGCTTGCATTTTCATCTGCTCAGATTGAGCTTGCGCTTGCATTTTCATTTGCTCAAACTGCTGTTCGGCTTGCATCTTGACCACTTCAGGGTTCGGTGGTGGTGGTTGCTGTGCCATCATTTGCTGCTTTTTCTGCAACTCCTGCATAGCTTGGTCAATCGTACCCTCAATCGGTGTAGCTTTCTTATATGCGCCAACGCCAAACTTAACCAGTTCAATCAGCATAGGCACTAACTCTGGCGCTTGTTGACCCATTGGCAACGCTTGCGTCAAGAACCCACCCATTGCTTGCAAGAACTCTGTACGCTCTCGCTTGTTTTGATTCTCGTCAATCTGCACGAGGCTATCCGAATCTACTTGAATACGGAACGAGCGTAACGGTTTGTCTTGGATTAACTGTAATGCTTGGGGAATCAGCGCCTGATCTGCCGGTTGCATCCCTTGTGCGGCAGCGTACATAAGAATTGTTGTAGGCTGAAACTTAGTACAGATAACCTGCGCCTTTAACTGAAATAACTCACTCGCAAACAAGGCAACATCTTCTTGCATCGAGCGCAAGCGCAATCCTGCATACTGACCCTTAATCTGTTGTGCCGTGGCGGTTTCACTAGCTGCTGTCTGACCCCGAACAATGTCACTAATACCTGTGATTTCATAAATTTGGTTTTTGATTTCATCTCTTGCCCGATAGCATTGCAATAGAGCATTAGAGAGAGTATCTAGCGGCAACAGGTCAATCGACCCCTTTAAGCCGCCTTTTTCGCTAAACGCCATCCATTTGTCTACAGGGATTAGCGTGTTGTTATCGCCTTCTGTGAGCAAACGCTGCAATGATGGTTGTGATGCGTCATAAACACCGCGCACACGTAATGCTTTGACTAACCCATCAATGCGGTCGGTCAGAATGTCTAGCTCTGTGGCTTGATCTTGATACAACACAAAGTCAGGCACAGGTACAAGTGTGTCGCTGGTCATCGTGGCGTACAAAGGTTTAGCACACGGGTAGAAGTTTTCTAACTCAAGAGGATCGTCACGCTCGTCTAATATCTGTGGGCAACTCTTGCTAATCCAGTAAACTTTGCCGCTTTCTTTGTCCCAAATCTCGCAAATTTTGGCGCGAGTAAAGTCTTTGGATTGGGTGGAATACTGTTTGTTGGTTTCCGGCCCCGCATCCAAGGGAATTTTTTTAGCCATTTCTTCGCCAAATCGCTCGACTAGGCTTTCTTTAGTCATGTACACCCAGCGCCATACGCTCGTGACTTCTTCCCATGTTCGTGCGACAGAATGACCAAAATCCTTCCAATGCACGTAATCAGTAGGCGCACACTCGTATTCGATTTCCTCTTGAGGTTCGGCTTCTTGACCTAATGCGCCATCCACGCCAGGCATTGCAGTCTTGACTTGCTCACCGCCTTGATCGTCCGGATCGTCAACGTCCTCAGTTACTTGAAAGCCATCTTCAGGTTCGTCTTGCGCCCGAACGTGCGGCTCGTAACGCACCCATGCCACGCCTCGACCGCCTAAAAACCTATCCTCGACTGCGTGCCTCATGGTCGATCTGAAATCGGTGTAATGCTCAATTTCAAAGTCCAAGGCACGTTCAATTAACTGACTAGCAACACGAGCAACTGGATCGTTATCTCCGAACCTTCGGGCAACGTCTGCTTTTGGCAATCGAGCGTATACGGCAGGGATCAGCGTCTGTACGTTAGACCACAGAATGTTAAATTTAGCCGTTTCGTTAGTGTTTTGATTGCGGTTGTCATCACGGTAACGCCTCACAATCTTGTTTGTGCGAGCTTCCCATTTCTTAAACTCGTTGTCGTATTGGCTGATTACGTTTAGCCACTTTTGCACGCCAGTCAATGCTTCCATCTTAAATTCTCGCAAAAATTACGTCACGGTTAACCCGCCCGACGATCTGATAGCCCCAACCCGTAAGCAAATCAATCGTATTTTCATTGCTATACCCGTATCGTTCGCCACAACCTTTAAGCTCTAGCGTGATAACCGGATATGTTTTTTTAATGGTTTGTTCTGCGCCAAGCAATGCCAAATGTTCGTAACCCTCAATATCTAGCTGAATAAAGTCACAATCATTCACATCAAACGAGTCGATAGTCAGCACTCGTACTTCATTGCCTGCTTTGATCTGATGCGCCCCAATGTTGTCGGGTTGAATTCTGTCTACAGCTGCCATGCCTTCTTTGTCACCGAACGCAGCTTGCGTATGTTCAATGTTTAAAATGCCTTTTGTATTTAATACTAAGGCTGAATAATTTAACGCATCAGGCTCGACGGTAATCACTCGTTCAAAATTGTTAGCCATCGTTGCAGGAAATAGCCCAATGTTGCCGCCTGCTTGAATGACGGTTCTGAAGTTGTCAACATATATGTAACTTAACGTTAAGTCGGGCAATTCGTTTAACAATGCCGTGATGCAAACTTCATCAAAGTCAGGTACGTGCCAGCCTTCAACCAATTTCATATTCAACCCTTGTTTGCTCCCACGGTCTAGGCTTGCCGTGAAAGATTACTACCTTGGCATCGTCTAACCCTTTGGGTAACACATCAGCCTTAAAGCTCACAATCCCATCACAAATGTCCTGCCAATACGTCACTTTGTCCCGCATAAAGTGTTCAATGTAAGTCTGGTCACCACCCGCCGTGTACATCTGTAATGCAGCAAACTTATCGTACAAATCAACAGGTTTTGACCAATACATCATGCTTGATTGCATTGCTTTTGGGTTGTATTGACCCCGATAAACATCACGCATAATCACAAAATCATGCTGTTTTGCCGCCTCAATCATTGCCGTACAGTCACCAGTTAGCACCGTATCTAAATCAAAGTACAAAGCACTTGGTAGCCTAAACAACTCCATCTTTGCCCACCAACCAACCCAATCATGCAGCAAAGGGATGGTTTTGCACTCTAGCTCAACGTCCGACAAACACACAAACTTGTGCGATGGCAGATACTTAGCACACATCTTTTCAAGCGCATAAACGTGTTCAGGCTTGAAATCACCACCAGACCGCAATACGCTTGCTACGATCATTGCGTGAAAATACCAATCGCCATGACTTCAACACCTGCGCCAGTTGTAATCTTCCAAGCGCCGTTTGCAGATACTGCGTTTAGCTCAATGTTATACACACCAATGCCGCCGCCGACCGCAGCTGGCAACACAGTATGCGTCAAAATGCCTGCGCCTGTACCGTCAACGATTTGAACCGTTGAAGTCAATGCTGTACTGACCGTACAAACCAATCTGTGAATGTAATCACCAATTGCGCCTGTACCGCCTAAAACCTGCGCCGATGAACTTGCTGCAACGTGTTCGTACTGGTAACGATAAGGATTTGCTACGCCACTCATAATCTGCTACTCCTAGTTGGTTTGTGGGTTGCCCACATATCATTCAATGTAACTGTATTCTCTGGCCCGACCATCAGCGGCTTCTCAACGTCTGGTGGCTTAACTTTTGGCTCTAACCTCCAAGCAATCGCCAACATCCTAAATGCGTCAGCTGGGTGGCTTGTCCAATCATGCCTGGGCGTTTGCCTAAATGCTTTCTTGTCCTCGTCGTATTCTCGCTGATATTGCCGTAATGCTTCTAGCCCATCGTGCGTTCGTTCTGCGTCAAACCAACATTGCGGCAACATCTGCCTGACAGCTTGAATCCCGTCTTGTACACCTAGATCGGGAACAATCGCCATGTTGTTAATGCCTAAATGTTCACTCAATTGCTCAATCACTGACTTACCTGCCGCTGCTAGTGTTTTAGCCCTTGCATCGTGGGGTAAGTGATGTTTGCCATATTTATACGGCTTTTCTACGACTATTTTAGCTATTTCTGCGATATTTGCACCACTTATTGCAAAATAATCAATGATGTGTATTTCGTTGCGTACAACTTGATACCACCAGATTGCAGTGTCATCACGATAACCTAAGTCCCACGCCGTGTAGCAGGGTAGATGGGGATCGTAATCAACACGCCTAACTTGACGGGCATCTGTGATCTTACGTAAGTCCTCACCATAGAAAGCACCAAGGATAGCCGCCTCAAATGAACACTCATATTCTTGTAGGAATTGGTCATCGCTAATCTGTGCGGCAGCTGCTCGTAGCTCTGTGTCGGGCAACAGTCCAGATTCGGAGGCTTTTAACACCAGGTGAAACCACTCGTCAGGCGTTTTCTTGGCTGTTTCAAATATCTGCCAAAACTGGTTCTTGCCCTTTGGC